GATTAGATCGTCACATGGCAGAAAGAGAATATGTCGTATGTGTAGGAGATACATCAATAGGACTTGATGAACTACACGATCCCATTGGTAAAGAAGAAATATTAATTACACCTGTTATCGCTGGAGCTGGAGGAAATACAGGGAAAATTATTATAGGAATAGCTTTAATTGCTACTGCTATCTTTATGCCAGCATCTGCTGGTGCAGCATTTGCAGGGATAAAAGCTGCTGGTTGGGAAGGAGCAGGTTGGGTTGCTACTACTTTGTTTAAAACTGGTACTGCGTTGGTTTTATATGGCATAGCAGGGATGCTTACTCCTGTTCCTAAAACACCTGAGAAAACTGAAGACCCAAGAGAATCGTTTAATTTTAGCGGGATTACCAATACGAACGCCGCAGGTGTTCCTGTCCCTATTGTTTTAGGACGTACAATAACAGGAAGCGTTGTTGTCAGCGCAGGTATTGATACCGTTCAGGTAGACACATGACTACAACAATTATTGGTGCTGGTTCAGGGAAAGGTGGCGGAGGTAGTAGTAGAACTCCTCGGACAGCAAGAGATAGTTTAGACAGTAGAGAATTTGCAAACGTAACGGAAGTCATTGCAGAAGGGCCAATTGAAGGTCTTGCTAACGGATTACAATCTGTTTTCTTAAACGACACTGCTCTTCAAAATGCAAATGGAACGTATAACTTTCAGGATGTTGATTTATACGAAAGAACAGGAACAGCAAATCAAACTGTAATTCCTTTAGATTCTTCTCGTTCCGTTTTAAGTTCTACTGCTGTTAATGTTCCAGTAACTAAAGATTACCCTGTAACAAGAACAATAAATGATACAAGTGTTGATGCTGTCAGAGTAACAATTAATATTCCTGCACTTCAGAAAATAAACAACGAAAATGGGGATACTTTAGGTTCACAAATTCAATTAAAAATAGCTGTTAGATATACAAATATTTCGACAGGAAATCAGACGGCCTATGACAACGTGATTGGGTATGATACAGATGAAATAATAAAAGGAAGAACTGCTGATTCATACAACAGACAATACGAAATTAGATTTAAAAAAGGCGCTGGAGAAATAGGAGAAAATTCAACTTATACAATTAAAGTTACAAGAGTAACGAAAGATTCTACTGATTCATTACATTCTAATGCGTTTAATTGGAGTTCATTTACTACTGTTAAATTTGCACCTCAAACATATGACAACACGGCGTTAATTGGCATCAGATTGGATGCACAACAATTTAGTTCAATCCCTTCGAGAAAATATGATATTAAAGGTTTAAAAGTACAAATTCCAACAGGAGTTACGGTTGATAGTGATACAGGAAGAATTATCTATCCGACTAACTTTATATGGGATGGAACGTTTCAAGCTGCAACCTGGACTTCATGCCCTAGCTGGCTGTTATATGCGTTACTTTTAAACAGTAGATTTGGACTTGGAGATCATTTTGAGGCTTCGCAATTAGATAAATGGGCGTTTTTTCGTGCTAGTAAATATGCCAATGAAGAGGTTTCATATACATTGGATTATGGGGATGGAGGAGTAGTAACAAAAGAAGCGAGATTCAGTTGTAATGCAACAATTAATTCAACAGATGAAGCCTATAACGTAATAAATCAGCTTCTTTCTGTAATGCGTTGCCAAGGTTTTTGGGAAGATGGAAGTTTAACTATTGGTCAAGATGCGCCTTCTGATCCTGTTTATAATTTTAATCAAAGCAATGTAACCGAAGAAGGTTTTTCATATACAAATGCAAGTAATAAAAACAAGCCAACAGTTGTTGTTGTTGCTTATTTAGATTTGACTTTAAAAGACAGGGCATATGAAGTTGTAAAAGATACCGATGCAATTACCAAGAGAGGACAAATCAAAAAAAGTGTTACGGCTTTTGCTTGTGCCAGTAGAGCGCAAGCTAATAGATTAGGTAAGTGGCTTTTATATGAAGAAAATAATAGTGAAATTGTTGCTTTTACTTCTAATTTAGTTACAGCCCAGTTATTAAAACCAGGGCAAATAATATCTATTGCTGATCCTGTAAAGGCAGGTTCAAGAAGAGCTGGAAGGATCAGTTCAGCAACAATTAATTCAATTGATATTGATGACGGTGGCGAAATAAGTAATATAAATCTTTCAAATTCTCCATCATTAAGTGTTATTTTACCAGATGGAACATTTGACTCTGGTCATTTAATTACAAGTGTTGGTAGTTATTGTATTGGTAATTATTGGGACATAGATTATACAACAGGAGGCGGATCGATAACAATTGGAGATACTTTTCAGGCAATACCAGAAGCAAATAGTGTATGGGTTGTAGAAAGTTCAGACTTACTAACTTCCTTATGGAGAGTAATAGGAATAAAAGAAGAAAATGATTTCTTATATACAGTTGAAGCCGTTTCACATAATCCAGGTAAATATCAATATATAGAACAAGGTCTTGCCTTAACACACAGAGACACGACGAATTTAAATGTTATTCCTGCAACACCGCAAAATGTACAAGTTTTAGATGTTCCACGTTATGACGGCACAACAACGAAAGAGCTTCAATATGAATTAAATGGTCGAATTGCGATAAAAGTAACAATTCACTGGGCAGGCGTTTCAGGCGTGGATCGTTATAGAGTTAAGTGGAGACATGAAGACGATAATTTCACAACTCAAATGGTAAATAATACCACAATTGATTTAATGGATGTAAAACGCGGGACGTATTCAATACAAGTTTCAAGTATTAGCTCTAGTGGAATATTATTTAGTGAACCTGCTACTTTTAATTTTAGGGTTGATGGCATAGAAGATCCTCCTGATGGTATTACAGGACTATCAATGGTTCCAATATCTGAAACTTTAGCGGTTCTATCTTGGAAAGAAGTTGCTGAGTTAGATGTTAAATTAGGCGGTCAAATTATTATCAGACATGACCCCAGAACAACGGGATCAGCTAATTGGTTGACAAGTAATAAGATTGTTGATGGTGTTTCAGGTGCTTCGACTCAAAAACAAGTTCCTTTATTAGCTGGAACGTACTTTGTTAAGGCCCAAGATTATTTAGGTAATAAATCAACGAATCCTGCTTCTTTTGTAACTACATTACCTGAAACAACAAGACGATTAAATATAAAAACATGGAGCGAAGAAACTGGATTTTCTGGAGCAAAAGTTAATAGTGCTTTAGGTGTTACAGGAGATAATTTGGTTTTAACTCCTAGTCCTTATGTTGCCTCTGGGTATCATGATCCTTTTTATGTCAACGGAGATGAAGAGGGTGAATATACGTTTGCGACAACCTTTGATTTTGGTCATGCAGGAGTTCAATACGACGCAGTATTAAGGAAAGAAGTTATCAGTAATTCAATCGCAGCAACGGGGACATTGTGGGACGCAAGATTTGGTTTGTTTGATGCTGCATCAGGAACTATTGACGGGGACGTGCGCGACGAGGCAAATGTTGATTTATATGTAAGAACAACTCCTGATGATCCAAGTGCTTCACCTACATGGGGAAATTGGGCAGAGTTTGAAGCTGCAATCATTAGGGCAAGAGGTGTTGAAGTAAAAGCCGTTATTTCTTCGCTTAGCTCAGATTCAAAGGTGACAATTAGTGCTTTAGGTGCAACGCTAGATTTATTACAAAGAACTGATAGTGCTTCTGTTGAAGCTGACGGCTTGCTACCAGATGACAATACAAATCCTTTGGTTAATAAAACAGGGACAGGAATTTATGCTGTCACTTTTGAGAAAGCTTTTTATGATACGCCACAAGTTCAAATTACTCCTAACGCTTCAAGTTCAAATTTATTTGTAAGTGTTTCTAGCTTAAGTCGTACAGGATTTACCGCAACATTCAATAATGGGAGTAATGTAGACACAGCATTTATGTACACTGTGACAGGATTCGGGAGGGCCATCTAATGCCACAAGCAAACCCACCAGGCGGAGCAAATGATCAGCGTTTAGAAAACGTAACTTTTCCGCAAGCAAGGATGGATATTAATGACAACCTTGAAGCTCTTCAAACATTAAATAGCGGTAACAGTGAGCCATCAACTAAAGCTGCTTTTATGCAATGGCTTGATACCAACACTGATCCTGCTGTTTTAAAAATTAGAAATAGTGCGAATAATGGTTGGATTGAAGTGGGATCGTTAAGTGCGACAGAATATGCAACGAAAGGTTTAACAGCAATTGCTAATGGTGGAACGGGTGCGACGACAGCAGCAGCCGCCGCAGCAGCATTATTACCGGCTCAAGCTAATAATTCAGGAAAGAATTTAACAACTGATGGAAGTGCCTTAAGTTGGGCTGAAACTATTTCATCTTCCTTTGCTCGTTTTGACTACACAGGTAACACCCAAACTTGGACTAAGCCATCAACAGGGACAATTGTTGTAATCCTTTGTTGGGGTGGCGGCGGTGGTGGTGCTGTAGATAGTCAATCAGATGAAGGCGGAGGAGGAGGAGGTGGCGGAGCCTGTGGTTTATTGATAAAACCTTTTTCTGAATTAACAGACAGTAGTTACACAGTGACGGTTGGTGCGGGAGGAGCGCAAAGATCAGGTAATGGAGAAGGGTTTGACGGATCAAATTCAACTGTTGTAGGGACAAACGACGGAACTATCGTTACTGGTTATGGTGGTGAGGGAGGGGTTAGAGGAACAAATAGTTATAACTCAGGAGGAGGAGGTTTTGGCGGAGGGAATACTAAGCATGGGAACCAATACAGTGCTCAAAAGATACAGGCAATGAGCGACGGGGCAGGATGGGGAGCATACGCAACAGGAACATCACCAAACTATACAAACGGTATGGGAACTAGATTCGCTGGCAGCGCAACTTTTGGCGGTGGTGGTGGTGGTAGTGCTAGACCTTGGGGTACTTTTTATAATTACGGTGGTTCTTCTGTCTTTGGTGGTGGTGGTGGTGGAGGATCGAATGAAAATGGGAATACAGTGGGGGACGGAAATGCATGGGGTGGAACAAGTATGTTAGGCGGTAACGGAGGGAACGGCGGCGGTGACAGTGGTGGTGGAAATTCTACTGCTGGTTCTGTCCCTGGCGGAGGAGGCGGTGGTGATGACTATACTGGCCAAGCAGGTGGCGCTGGCAGAGTTGAGTTCTATGTTTTTTAAAAAGCAAAATTTATATTATTTGAATTACACTGTTAAGAAAGCGTTAGTCCTATGGCAATAGCACCTGGAACGTATGACATGACGATCCAACGAAGATCGGATCATAGTGTAAATTTTGAGCTAAAAGATTCAAATAATGCTGCTGTTAATTTGACAGGTTATACTCTGACTTCACAAGTTTGGGATGAATCGAGGACAAGCAAAGCAGCAGACGCAACCATTACGGTTACTAATACAACAGGTGGTTTGTTTACTTGGAAGGTGACGGATACTCAGACAACAACCTTTACGGCTACTGAATACAAATATGATATTTTATTAACCAATGGATCCGGTGACAAAGAATATTGGGTTGAAGGTACAATTTACATGAGTGAAGGTTACACAGCATGACATCAGTTAACGTCACTACGAATAAAAATACAATCACCGTTCAAGAAGGTGACGCTACGACAGTTACGGTCGCTACTCAAGGGCCGCAAGGTGCTTCGATAGCAGGGCCAGCAGGAGCAGATGGCGGTTCAAATATTGTTTTAGATTCAACTCCACAATTAGGAGGTGACTTAGATGCAAATGGTAATGATATTGACATGGGTACAAATGTTATTACAGATGCAAGAGTCGGAGAATGGCTTGCGACAAAGACAAAAGTTGACGGAATAGAAAATGCAGCAACGGCAGATCAAACAGGAGCAGAAATAAAAACAGCGTATGAAGCAGAAAGTGACACAAACGCTTTCACTGATGCGTTGAAAACAAAGCTTGAGGGAATAGAAGCCAGTGCAACTGGAGATCAAACAAACGCAGAAATTAGAACTGCTGTAGAAGCAGCGTCAGATTCAAATGTATTTACAGACGCAGATCATACAAAGTTAAACGGCATAGAGTCTTCGGCAACTGCCGACCAAACAGGAGCAGAGATTAAGACTGCCTATGAAGCCGAGTCAGATACAAACGCTTTCACTGATGCTGAGAAAACAAAGTTATCAGGAATTGCTACGTCTGCTAATAACTATGTTCACCCGAACCATAGCGGTGAGGTCACTTCGAGTGCTGATGGGGCAACAGTTATTGCATCAAATATTGTTGATGAAGACAACTTAAAAATCAGTAATTCCCCTTCTAATGGAACGTTCCTTCAATACAAAGATGGAACAGATGAATTAACTTGGGCAACACCTACTGATACGAATACAACTTACACAGCAGGAACAGGATTAAACCTTAGTGGGACTGAATTTTCTGTTACATCATTAGCACTTACAACAGTTCAGGAAGCGGCTAACGAAACGGCCATGCTTGCGTTAACAACGCAAGAGGGTGATGTTGTTGTTCGTACTGATGAAAATAAAAGCTATGTAAAAAATGCAGGTACGGCTGGAACGATGGCAGATTTTACTCTGCTTAGAACCCCAACTGATGCTGTTCTTTCTGTTAATGGAAACACTGGAGCGATCACGGCAGCTCAGATTGCAAGTGCAGTTGAAGCGGCTTCTGATTCAAATACCTTCACGGATGCAGACCATACGAAACTAAACGGAATTGAAACGAGTGCTACTGCTGATCAAACTGGAGCTGAGATAAAAACTGCTTATGAAGCCGAGTCAGATACAAATGCCTACACAGATGCAGAAAAAACAAAGTTAGCTGGTATAGAAGCCTCTGCTACAGCAGATCAAACGGATGCTGAAATTAGAGCTGCTGTTGAAGCCGCTACTGATAGTAATGTTTTCACTGACGCTGATCACACAAAATTAAACGCTATAGAAGCCAATGCTACTGCTGATCAAACTGGTGCAGAGATCAAGACTGCATACGAGGCAGAGGCGGACACTAACGCTTTTACTGACACGTTAAAAACAAAGTTAGATGGTATTGCTACAGGCGCAGAAGTAAACGTCCAAAGTGATTGGAACTCTTCTTCAGGAGATTCTCAAATACTTAATAAGCCAACAATCCCAACCAATACAGACACAACTTATTCAATCTCTTGTGTTGATGGAGATAACACAGATGAAGAAAAGATTCGTTTAACTGCTGGAGGTGATGGCAGTGGTACAGATGATGTTGTCTTAGAAGCTGGTACAGGTTTAAGCATTGCTAGATCAGGCGATAAAATCACATTTACCAATACAGTTACAGATACAAATACACAGCTAACAACAGAAGAAGTTCAGGACATTATCGGCGCAATGGTCGCTGGTAATACTGAAACTAATATTTCGGTGACTTACGACGATACAAATGGAAAATTAGATTTTGTTTCTACAGATACGAATACAACTTATAGTGTTGTAACAAGTAGCGCCGATGGTTTAGCGCCACAATTACCTGGCTCCCATGGCGGTAAATTTCTTAAGGCAGATGGAACGTGGGAAGTACCACCAGATACCAATACACAAGTAAATATAGATGACACACCAGTTAACGGTGTTACTGATGAGGCTATAAGTTCTAATTGGGCCTATGATCACAACGCTGCCACAGGAAATAGTGCTCACGTACCAGCAGCAGGTAGCTCTGGTCAGTTTTTAAAACATGACGGCACGTGGGGTACTCCTCCAGATACAACATATTCAGTACAAGACGGGCAACTTTCTCAGAACAATTTCACTGACGCAGATCATACAAAGTTAGATGGAATAGAGACTAGTGCTGATGTAACTGATGCAACCAATGTAGACGCGGCTGGAGCCGTAATGAATAGCGATCTGGATGGTAAGGGTGAACTATTAGTAGGTGACGGTTCAGGCGATCCAACTGCTTTAGCTGTAGGTACTAATAATTATGTTTTAACTGCTGACTCTGGTGAAGCTACTGGTGTTAAATGGGCTGCTGCGGCAACAGGAACCCCAGAAGGTACAGCAATACTTTCTACAGGTGAATCAGGTGGTACTAAATTTTTAAGAGAAGATGGTGATGGTACTTGTTCATGGCAGACGGTCTCTGGAGGCGGTGGCGGAACCCCAGGAGGCGCAAACACTCAAGTTCAGTACAACTCTTCTGGTAGCTTTGCTGGTTCGTCAAATCTTACATTTGATGGGACAAATCTTGCTGTTGGAGGTACAGTAACAGCAACATCAACTGCATTGGCGACAGGTGGAGTTAGGAAAATTTTTACTTCTGCTTCATCGCCTCAAGCTTCTGACGGGGCAGTGGGGGATATATGGTTAAAATTCTGACGGATGGTAATTAAATGACTGTTTATTATATAGATCCTGAAAATGGGAACGATTCCAATAACGGGCAATCGTTCGCAAATAGAAAGAAACGGATGACATCTGGGTTTAGTAGTGGTGATGAACTTCGTTTTATAAAATCACCTGAACCGACGAGTTTAGGTAATGCAAGTTGGGAAAAAGATGCAACCTATGATGACACTGAACTAAAAGGTAGCGCTAGAGACATAACAGGTTGTAGTTTTAATGGTCAGAGCAGCGGTAATCCTACAACCGTTACTAAGAGCGGTCATGGCTTAAGTACAGGTGATACTATTTATGTTGCTGACACTGCTTACACTTATGCGGGCGTTCATCAGATCACAAAAGTTGATAATAATGATTTCACGCTAGACGGAACGGAAAACGCTGCTGATACAGATGCTACAAGTGAAACTATTTATAAGCTAAATCCATTCTGTGTAAGGCTTGCTAGTTCACCGATTAAAAATATAATTTGCCATCAAGGTTTGGACGGTGGTGGCGATCTGGATTGGACAGCAGTAAACGGAACAACAGGTAGAGAGACAACTAATTGGCAATCAGGTTATAAAAGTGCAAGGTATTTTAAAGCTGATAATGGGGTTAGTGGAAAACTTGCTTATGTTCAGTTAAATAATGCTTTAGACCTTAGTGGTTATCAACAGATTAGTTTTAGATATTTTTGGGATTACAACAACAAAAGAACCACAGAAGATTATTTTTCAATCCGTCTTTGTTCTGATACCTCTGGTGACACAACAGTGCATCAAGTCCCGATTAAACCCCCTTGTGGTGATGACACGGACAGATGGGGATGGTACACCCATGATTTCGGTACAAATTTAAACTCTTCAATTCAATCAATTGCTATACATGCTGATATAGAAATTAATGCCAATAACACTGAAATTCAAATTGATAATGTTATAGCTTGTAAGGCTAAATCATCTGCTGATTCTTTACATCATGGAAGTCTAATCGGTAAAGGTACTACACACATGTCGAATTGGTATCCAATTCTGGCAATCGTCGATAAAATTGTACTTATACAAAATTCCCCTTTTCAACATGATGGAGTAGATGACTACACAAGACCTTTACTAGAGACGACAGAAACAGTTACTACTTATAAAAGAGAGTGCTTTACAAACCCTTCTTTTTACAATAATGATGAAAACGGCGAAGGTGTCTTCTTAATTGCCTATACGGAGAATCTAACCATTAGCGGCGGTTGGAATACTACAGATATGTCTTCTCAAGACACCAACGCTGGAACATGGCTTGGGATGCATGGCCCTTTATATTCAGCTATTCAAGGTACTAGTAGACCTGGAATAAGTCTTAGTAATTTTGGTTATGTGAGAGGTTATCAATCAACAGAAATTTACGGTTATGAAGAAGCTGGTGGATCAGTAACTAACTGTCAATCAATAATTCCTATCTTTGGCATGGGAGGGCTTAAACGTACAACATTTACTAACTGTAAATGGTTCTCTTGTGATCCAGGGATGGCTGATAGTTCAAGCTACTATAACCATGACAGTGTATATAAAGATTGTACCTTTACTAATTCAATTGTTAAAAACTACAGTACCATACCTCGAGCATCTAATACTTATATTAACTGCACTTTCAATCAAGTTGGTATTGAAAATTCTTTTTTAATTAATTTTATATATAATCACGTAAATTATTTTTATAGTTGTACATTTAATAATGTACATGCCCTTATACACGGAGAGGATTTTCAATCGCATAATTCATTTGTTAATTGTTCTTTTAATAATCTTATAGACATATTTGATATAACAGATTTTGATGATGGAATGCAGGTGGACACATTACCAAATTTGTCATTTATAAATTACAACAATACAGCGAATGATCACCGTCTATATTATATGAATTGCCTCGTAACAAGTGATGCTACTACGACACAATCTGGCTCAGGTTATTCTTGGAAATTTACAGCATTATCTACTACTAATAATAAGACAAGATCCGCAGCTTTTCCTTTAAAATTTAAACTTGCTGAAGTATATGTCACCGCTAATTCACAAGTAACAGCAACAATTTATGCAAGAAGAAGTGATAACAATACTGATGATTATGTAGCATTGGCAGCATTAGCGATAGATAATGGAGCTATAGGAATCACAACAGATGCAAAAAGTTCTGCTTTATCTGGGTCGGTTAATACTTGGGTACAATTAACACTAACCTTTACTCCTACTATTTCTGGAGTTGCAACAATTACTGCTTTAATGTCTACATCCTCAACTTCAGATAACGTCTGGATTGACACCTTGGAGATAACCTAATGGGATACACCATTAAACAAAAAGAAGTAAGACCTGCTGGAGACTTGCTTATTACTGCTGAATCAGAAGAAGGAAAAGTTTTTCATGGTACGTTTGCAACCGAACCAACAGCAACGGAAATAGATGAGTTAGTTAAAGAAAGAGCTGCGAAGGCAGTTGCGGCGCAAGCTAAAGAAGCCGAAAGAAAAGAGATGGAAGAGGCAATGTTGGCAGAGGATAAAGCAGAAGAAAAGGCAGCCGCAGAGTCGGTTGACGGTAGTTAGACATGGGCTTAACTGGTAAAACAACTCTTCTCAGCCTCGAAAAAGTTGGCCCGTGGGGGCCAGCAATTCGTGTTAAACATATAGGTAATACAGATGAAGTCCTTGGAGCGTGGGGGCCAAGATATTTTGTTGGTGGAACGAGTAATCTTGTTCACGTAAAAACAGCAGCAGATACTTGGTCTGAGGTAAGTAATGTTTATCTAAAAACAGCCGTAGATACTTGGAGTGCCGTTAGTCAATTCTGCGTTAAGAAAGACGCCTCGACTTGGGATGGAACAGGTGATGACATGTCTGGTATTGATTTAGTCTTTCCAGTCTTTCAATCTGCGGCAACAAATACTAATGGGACGAAGGTCATACTTACCTATAACAAGACGTTATCTGCCACAACTGCTGCTGCCTCTGCCTTTGCTGTTGTAGTTGATGGTTCGTCTTCTACTGTTTCTAGTGTCGCAACTTCTGGCGCAACCGTTGAATTAACAATGCAAACAGGGATTCAGATTGGTGAAACAGTAACAGTTGCTTACACCGATCCAAGTGGTTCTGATGATGCCAACGCTATACAAGATGCTACTGGACTTGATGCTATCTCTTTGAGTGCTACTTCAGTAACAAATAATGTCGCAGCTCCAGTATTCCAATCTGCTGCTACGAGTACTGATGGAACAAAAGTTATTCTGACTTACAATCAAACACTATCAGCGACAACTGCTGCTACATCTGCTTTTGCTGTTGTTGTAAATAGTTCTGCTGCAACCATAACTGCTGCTGCTAGAGGTACTAATACATCAACTATTGAGCTAACATTATCTGCTGCAATAACAACCGGTCAAACAGTTACAGTTGCTTATACAGATCCAAGTGGTGCGGATGATGCCAATGCAGTACAGGGAGCTACTGGTATAGATTGTGCATCCTTTACTGCTACATCAGTAACAAATGCAGTTATTAATTTTGTATCGTCTAATTTAGTATTCCATTTAGATCCTGCCAATACGAGTTGTTATTCAGGTAGTGGAACAACAGTTAATAGCTTAGTTAACAACCACACTAACGATCATTTTGGTGATGTTACATGGAGTAGTGATAGCGGTGGGAATACTGGTGGTTATTTTGAATACGATGGGACGCAAAATTCAGGATTGACTTTTCCCTATTCTTCAGATTTTGAACATGAAAATGACGGAACAAATAGCGTATCTGATTACAGTTGGGAATTTTGGTGGTATGGCGAAGATCATTCTCCTGCAGATCCAACTATTTTAGAACCTTATATTACTTGTTTACCTGAAGATGGAACGGGCTATTGGAGCCAGACTGAGTTGGCAACACATAATATTGCTGGATATATGATGTATAGGTTAGTTACTACATCGTTAAAAGAGATAAGATTATATAGAAGATCCGCTAGTCCGACTGCGGTAGCTGCAGATCATTATGGTTGGAGTGGTAGTGTATGGCATCATTATGTAATAACAAAATCAGGCACAACAATCAAATACTACATAAACAATAGTTTGGTAGAGACAGATACCCATTCTGATACAAATAACTCTTCAAATACTAAGAAATTATTTATTGGAGGTAGGTATGAATCAAGCTCTACTACTTATAGAGGCACTATCAGACTTGGTATTATTCGTATGTATCAGGGCAAAGCTTTAACAGCGACAGAAGTTGGAAATAACTACGATGCAGAGAAGTCAAGATATACTTAATCATATCTACAATTAGTAACTCTTTCTAAGTGCAGAAAATTCTAAACATCATCAGTGTGATTTCTTTCCTTCTGGTAGCTGGTCTTACTGGAGGGACTGTTTTCGGAGTCCTCTGGATAACTAATGAGGACAACCAAAAGATGCTTCAAGACAAAGCAATGGAAAAAGTAATGGGTGCAATAAAAATGCCTGGATTATCTGGCCCTGCTCTTCCTACTGGAGAGTTAAGTCCTGCACAGCAAAAGAACGAAGAAAAGAAAGCATTTGGTTTGCCTAAGTTTTGATTCCTGAGATTGGTGTAGAACCCATAAGGGTTACACCTGTTAATACTTATGTGATTAATGTACCTACCGTTAATCCTCCAAACGTACCAATTAGTGTTCCTATAGGGTTTCCAGTAATCGAAATGCCTTGTGTTAAGGCAAGGCGAAGTATTGAAAATGATGCTCTTATTGATAGCGATCCTGAACATAATTTAATTTTGTGTCCTGCTCAGACACCAAGTTATGAGCCGATGAATTTCGAACCGATGAGGTTTGTGCCTATAGAAGATGGAGGAGAACAACGACACGAAGAGCCAGAAATCCCTCCAGCACCAGAAGTGCCAAGAGAACAGCCAGATACTTGCCCTCCTGATGGTGCGCCTGAAGTTGGGACAAAAGTAGAAGAAGGAACTAGACAGATTATTAGGTATGAATTGGTCGGAAACCGTTGTGTAACTAGATATAAAAAATTAAATGTTCAACAACAGATAATTGATGCGATACCCACAGTTCCGCAGGTGGTGAAAACAAGCGGAATTACTCTTGTGGCTACTACTGCTGCGCTATCTACACCAATATTATTGAAGGCTGTTAAACCGATTATTAAGCAGGTTGTGAACAAGGTGAAGAAGGCTTTAGGTAAGAAAATAAAACGACCAAACTTATCAGAAAAAATTACAAATGCTTACAGAGAGAAAAAAGGTTTGCCACCGTTAAAAAATAAAGTAAAATAGAAGCGGAGAAAAGGCCAGACCCATTACCAAGCTATTAACTTAGCCTCTGCTCTGTTGGAGCGTCAGTTATTTCTCCTCTATTTTTGGAGAAGAAATAAGGTGTCGGTGCGGTAATACTTGACCCATTTTAGGTTTAACTACAACATCTTCACAGAGATGGAAGTAAGGAGAATTTGGAGCGAACTCTATACCGTCTTTACGTAAGCGTCCGCACTCACGTAATCTTGCGATGTGCCAGTCTAATTTTTTATTATCAATTAGTTGCTGTTGATGTTCTCCTTGTAGCTTTGCATTTTTCAAACAACGCTCTTGAAATCTCCGATCAAGTGGCATTGAAAAAGTTAAACTTGCTCCGACGTTAAATGCGAAGTTATCTTTCTGTCCTGTACGTGTTCTTTGATGGAATAAAAGGTCTCCTTCATCGCTGTACACTGGAGCGTTGTACCAGTATTCTCTAGGTTTTTGGAACGTATGTGAGTCAGTAATAAAGGGAGAGAATGTGACCATTGGCCCCTGACAAACCACTCCTCCTCCGTACTGATTTTGTATAAGATTTCCTTGCAAAGTTTGTATCGCCATATTGGTCAGACTGGCTGATGTATTCGCCACAGGGGCAGCAGTTTGACTTACATTTGCTAACGCACTTTGTCCACTAAATAATATTATTGCGAGAAGACTGAGGTTGTTTCGGTAACACTTTCTAAGACTGTTGTTCGATTGATTGTTGTCATATTGGACAGACCAGGGGCAACGTAACTTTCGACGTATTGAAACGCTTGACCTGGATTGGCAATCGTGACGTTTGGCTTCTGACTTAAATCTGCACCTGTCCATGTATAACTTACTCCGTTAATCGTTTCGACCATTTCTGAGGGCGGCGGTGCAAGGGTCGCACCATCAATAGCAATGTTCGTTCCATTAATCGAATAAGTGTGCCCAGTGTTGAAATCAGTAGAGACGATAGTTTCAGTAACATTTTGTGTGGTGCGTGTGACTGCTGACATCGTACCAGAGGAAAAGTTAGGAACGACTGGCACAGCTAAGATTTGGGAGGTATTTAATATTAATAACAGTGGCAGATAGCGTTTCATCTATCTATTAGGATCCATAAAATGCAGCCATAATAGTAAGTGAAATACAGCGACGAAGATTAAACCAAAGAAGGCGACGATAAAAGGAATGTGCATTACTTCACCGTCAGACTTGTTACTACAGAGCCAATGGCGGATGTGTTTGCGCCTCCAGCCGTGAGTTCGATGACTCCAGCACTTGTAATTGTTCCAGCTAAATCACCAGCGACACCTCCTGACATCGTTAAAACTTCACCGTAAGCTGGCATATCTTCAACTACTCCACTGCTGACATCCACACCTGAACCTATAGCATTTACAGCATCTCCTTGAGTCCAGCTTTCACTGAAACTGAACGCCGACCCTACAACGTGTTGGTCATATTCTCCGACATCAAGAGTTGCTGCTGTTGTAGCAGTACCAGCAGTTAGCTTGCCGAAATGAGCATCAGTCGCAACTTTAATATTGGAACCTGAGACTGAGTAAGTACTTCCTATTCTGTTGGCATCCGTGTAAGCGCCGTTGACTGAAAGCTGAGTTGAAGTCGTTATGCTATGCGTCATATCTGCACTAGCAGGAGACGCTAAGAGAAGCAGTAGGAAAAGTTTCTTCATGTGAGTTTGCCTGTCACGGGGTCAATATCCTTTCCTGTGATTGGATCGGTCTTAACAACCTCGGCTCCAGAAATAGTTATAGGGGTCTGTACTCTAATGATTTGTTCGCCACCTGTTGTATTGCTTTTAGCCATCATTGCCTCTATTTCTTCTTTTGTAACACCGTTACCATTCTTTTTGTCTTTAGCTGTAGCAAGGCCAAATGTACTTAAAGCTCCTGTAAAAACCGAAGCTATAAATGTGGGATCAAAATTCTGCTTTTGAAAACCAGGCAAATCTACGTACGCCAATGTCAAGATAAATCCGCTCCAAATGACAATTCCCAAACGTACAGCAACTCCAATGAGTGCTACCTGTTCATCCTTGTCTGGGGTTATCTCTTGAAGTTTTCCTAGTATCCCTTTTTTGTTTTCTTTGTTGGCTTTGCCTTCGACTTTTTGTTTGGCATCCATAGAGAGATAGAAACAGTAGTCTAAGATTACTCCTAAAACGTGAATTATGCCTCAAGAACTACTAGCAGCACTGGTTGGGGCTGCTGTCTCTGGAGCGTTAATGGTCTTGGCGAATCAAACAAATAAAAGGCAAGGGGATATACGTGAAATTTTCCATCGTTTAAATGCTATTGAAAAGGATATAGCTACACTGACAGCAAGACGCGACCCAAATGGATGGAGGAAAAGATAGCAATGGCTAAGGCCAGAATTAAAGAACTAGAATTATTGATAAAACATTGGCAAAAACAAAACCCCCTACCGTCCATAGGGGGTGATGTCTATACCTAATGCTGAGTGTTTAGTACTTAAACTTGCATCCTCCTGAGAAACTGCTATTTAACCTTAGCCAGATTTATTTTCATGTTCAATAGGTAAGCTCTCTCAATCTGTCTTCTCTTCTCCAAGCAGTGTGAACAAAAACATACAATCGTTTTTTGCTCCATAACCCTGCTAAATTGATTAACGGTTGTAACAGAAAAACCTCCCCTTATGTGCAAATCTAGGGAGGTTCTGTCTGGGTGGTGGGGACCACTAAGCCAAATGTAGCGGTTATATATAAGATTGTGAAGAGCGAGTCTAATTATGCGAAAACTAGCTAAGCCTTTTTTACCTATTCTTTATGCTTTTTTGCGTAGTGATGCAGGTAAAAAACTGTTACTTAACCTGTTGAAAGCAGCGTCAAAACAGACTACAAATACACTTGATGATGAAGCTGTAAACTTCCTTCAATCAAGGTTATACCCAAAATCTAATACGAATTTACAATGACAAGTTACGATCCGAAATGGTTAGAAGAAGACCGTCAAAGAGTCTTAGATATGGAGCGTTGGTACGTCCTTGATGGTCGTCACCTACCTGACAATCCTATGCACGGTATCTACACTGGGTTAGCAGCCAAAGGTAAAGAATTAGATGGAGAATTTAGATGAGCAGTTTCTTCTGCTAGATCAACTAATGGAACCTCCTACTGTAGAACAAGAATTAGAGTTAGAGAAAAAGATCTTATGGTTTACAGAAGGAGCGACAAAAGAACAACTAGTAAGACATTGTGAAGCAATAGAAAGACAACACTTTCATCAATCACAATTTATCGCTAATTGTTTGAAAGAAATTGCAAGATGTAAAGCTAAGATTGCTTGCTTAGAAAATCCTGTAAGACAACCTACATTTAAAAATTGGCTAAGAAAAATATTTAATTTATGAAGGAACAAACTCCGCATTAGATCCTGTTTTTATCCATTTGATTTCGTTACTATCTACAGCAATTTCCGGGTACTGAACTGAATACCAACGGTGGTCACACTCTGGACACCTTCTTCGCCGTATTGTTACTCCGTCACTGGCACGTTTAGTGCATACAACCCTAGTCCTAACGTGAGCGCACTTAGGACACGCTGCGTAAGTTTGATTCATTTTTACTTACGGAGCAGGAGTGAGTATGTGTTGTGCGTGTTCTGACTGCCTACCATCAGGCCATTTAACCCCGTAGTAGTAACAGATCCTATTTCTCTTATTGTGCTTTTCTATAACTTTGATAATAGTTCCGATAGCAGGTTCTATTTTCAGAAATACTCCTGTGTTTCTTTTCTTGTTTACTTGATCATTAATCTTATATTTAGGAGATGCTGTCGTGTTGGTCATAATTCTTTTTTCCAGAGTATTGAAGCGTTAGGGTTATTAAGTTTAGCTTTCTTATGTGCCTCTTCCTTTGAATACCCCCAATAGTTCATATTTCTACCTTGTCTTTTAGGCTCACAAACCCAAAATTGGTGAAGCTTTGCTACTGGTGGGACATTTTCTGCTGTAACAGAGGTGAAGTAAGTCATTGTGTAGGTTTTTCTGAAGGTTTATCGGGAGCACTGGAACGTCCTTCGACTCTCTTTCTCACAGATTCTCTCCATACAACTTGATCTTTAGCTTCGGCTTCTTTATACACAGAACTAGGAAGGATACTTTCTAAGGAGTTGTAAATAGTTTTCCTTATCCAGGCAGTCGGTCTAATTCCCTCTTTCTGAGCTTCTGCTTCTACTAACTTGGCCCTATTAGGGTCTAGTAGTAGCTGCATATAAGTTTTGTTTCCGTGCTTCAGAGCCATTGATAAATGTAACCGTTGTACTACTCTACCACGAAATCGGTCTATCGACTTTTCTTAGGTAGGATTCTCTGTGAGCTTCTCTGGATAATCTTCTTTGTTTCTTAGAACCTGCTCTAACTTCCCTTGCTCCTTCTAGAAAGTCGGCGGCTCTTTGAAGATCACTCGTCTGAGCTTTGATTATCTCTTTGTTCAGACGTTCCATCACTATCAGTCGGGCACTCTTCTCGGTAGGCATCGACCATTACTTCAGCAAGACTGCTGTAGTATCCTACTCGCTTTTCATTGCTTTTGGTTTTGTAATACCAACCAAAATGATTCTTAGCTACTTGTATCAATGTACTTCCTCCCATGTGTTCCCTACCTTTACTTCAGCTAGAGAAGGTACATCTTTCAGCCATAAGGCTTCAGCACTTTCCATGATCCCCTTTAAAAGTTTTGCCCATTCATCAGCGTACTCTTCTTTAACTAAAAGAAGTATCTCATCGTGAACAGCAGCAGCAATCTTCACAACATCTTCACCAGCTTTATGAACTTCAGGCCATATATTACCTAGAGCACACTTAAGTATCGCTGCCCCCGCACCTTGTATTGGTGTATTACACCTGACAGTAACCCTGTTCAAATCTCCCTTTAAGTATCTACGCATATTAGTTACAGGAACTCGTATTTCAGGCCATTCATCATCTTCCGTGGAACGTGCTTCCTCTTGGTTTTCTCTCTGCCACTCTTTAATACCGAAATATGTATTCAACCATCCATCTCTAACAGTCTTTGCCTGTTCCTGTGACATAAGAACACCTTGAGCACCAGCGTAGTTTCTTAATCCTTCTACACCTGCCCCATAAAGCAATCCAAAGTTAGCGGATTTTGCTATCTGTCTATCGCATCCCATCTTTTCGGCTGTGTAATCATGTAAGTCTGCACCCTCTTTAAACGCTTGAATCATATTCATATCGTTAGCTAGAGCAGCAGCTAATCGTAATTCCATTTGACTGAAGTCTGCATCTACTATTTTCCAGCCTTTAGGAGCTTCAACACAACTTCTAAACTCTTTATCTCTAGGTATCTGCTGATTATTAGGTTTAAGAGAACTCATTCTCCCTGTTTCTGCACCTAACTGCATATATGAAGCACGGACAAATCCATCATCAGCCATCTTTTCCTGAATACTTTGTGCCATCTGTCTTCTCTTCTCTTTTTTCTTCCATTCAACTAATGTCTGGATCGTTTCGGAATCCGCAGCAGCCCTTCTAAGTGCTTCCTTACCTACACTGGCCTTACCGTTATTATCTGTTGGAGTGTAACCGAGTATAAGTGTTAGTTTGTCTAGTAATTGCTTAGAACTTTTTATATTAAAGCCAGCATACTTTTTAGTACCTAAACGAATAGCACCTGTATCTTTCGGTCTTAAATTAAAACTACCATCTTCATCTCTAGGAAGCTTTTCTCCTTCAGGTAACGCATTATCTAACTCTCTTATAAACTCATCTCCCATTTGTTGAACATCAAAAGCTTTATCTTCTTTATACTTTTGAAGAGCCTCTGCGTTCCACGGTAAACCTACCCTCCACATCTGAGCCATAGCAGGTAAAGCTTGGCATTCTAGTGTATAACTAGCTTTTAGGTTCGCTTTGCATATCTTCTGATCTAATACTTGATCTAACTCAAGTAACACTTCTACATCCGTAGCTGCATACTCTAGTTGTTCCTTAGATAACTTAGGTTTAGACCAATCAGATCTCTGTTGTTCTTTAGGTAATTCAACAGATAAATGTTTATTAGCTAAAGCATCTAAAGAGTGCTTGGCGTGAGGTACACCGTTATATAAAAGTTTGTTAGCTATAAAAGAGCACCTAACATTTCCTCTTACATATATTCCCTGTTCTTGTAACCAACCTAAATCAAATACAGCATTATGGGCTAACCAAAAGCGACACCCATTGTTGAAGAATTTATCTAGCTGATCCCAATCTTTTTCTTCTAAATCAAAACAATCAATAACAACGATTGTTTTAGCTGTATAGGAACCTAACTGAATCAGCCTTAAACCACCTTTCTTCGGTTGTAACTGGGTCGTCTCAGTATCGAAGCAAATACTACTGCAAGTATTTAAGCGGTGAAGATGCTCTATCCCATAAAAGACAGAGTAATTTTGGAATGAGGTCATGGATTAACCTAATGCTTACTCTATTAATGTAGCACACTAATGTATTTTAGACCATTTTTTAATCTTTTTTCGCACTAATTTCTTATCTAATCTAGTCATAAGGCAAACCTCAAGACCACTTTCCAAAGCACTTTCTATATGGCAGTTGCAATAAACATCGTTCCAGTAATGAATCTGCTCGACCCCATTAACTTTCCCGTCTTCCCCAACGCTTGTGTATCTAACAGAGGCTAGTGGTCCGTCTTCTCCATAATCAAATGTATAAGCGCAGATGCGTAAGGAAGGATCACTCATAGGAACCCCTTAACTCTTTTGGAACGTAGTATCTATTTTGCTCCAACCATAGTTTCAAAATAAACGGAGGGTAAGTGAAAACAGTACCGTAAGTTTTATCAAAAGCAGAACCTCTCTCTACTTTGTATTTCCTACATAGGTTAGAGAGTTCCTTACCTATCTCTCCTTTACGAGGTACATCCCAGTTTGCTCCTGTAATATTCTGTAAAGCTCTAACTGTCATATATTCTGTTATTTTCTCTTTTTCAACTAAGCGAGCTACCTGTAATTCAGTTTTCTGTTGTCTATCGTCTAAATCATTTATTTTACCTTCATGCAGTAAAGCACTTTCAGTTAATACTGGTATTGACTGAGCAAGTATATGTGAAAGCTTCTGTAACCTAGAAGCATTGCTCTGTGGTCTTTCAGTAAGACCACCAGATTCTTCTGACATAAAGTAGTCCGTGTGTGTGTTATTCATTGTAATACTCTATCGCTATATATCTATAATTTGATCTTTTACAACCATATCTAAGACTTCTTTAGGCTCTACTTTCCACATCTCCCATTCATCAACCCCCTGTGCCTTAGATTCTGTGTCGAAACTCTTATCCGTTCCAGTGGAAGGATTTTCAACGACAATCGGTTTTGTCGAAACCTCTTTTTTGTCGAAACCTGTTTTTACCTTGGGGGTTTTGACAAAAGTAGGGTTTTGACAATTTGAATTGTCGTTGAAAGTCGTTCCAGTATCTATATTTTTTAGTTTCGACACACTTTCTGACCCACCCTTAGAATAAGTACCTTTTTTCACTGGAACGCTAAGAGCTTTGTAGTACTTCGCAGGTCTTCCTCCTCTTTTCCCTTTTATTTTTGGACCGTCCACTTCTTCTACTAATTTTTGGGCCTTTAATCTTTCTATTGCGTACTTAATTGCTCTCTCGCTATGTTTTCCTCCTATATCTATTTGGGTTAGTTTCTTATTAGTCCAAGATTTACCACTGTCTCTCATAACTTTTAGTAAAGCTCTGGAGAAAGCGTTAGGACAATCAAATTGAAGACCTTCTTCTGCTTCTGGGTAACTGGATATTTTATATGTGTAGTCCAGTTTCAGGTTAAATAACATTTTCACATCTGATCTATCATCCCTAGATTTTCTTACTTGCACGGAACGTGTATTACCTCCTATAAGTACACCTCTACTACGCACTTCTCCTATCTCTACCTCATCCATTTTTCTCATATTCCAACTCTCATCAACAGCATTCTTAATAGCTGTAGTACCTCTTTCTGAACCATCCTTGTTGTTATGATGGATAACAATTAAAGAACAGGGGTGGAATCCATTTTCACTCCCGTTCCTTCTAACAAGTTTTTTGAGAGGGAAAGCATATTCCCTAGCATTTTCACTATAAGGAGTGCTGTTATTGCAACCGTCTAAGCTATCTATAATTACAAGATCATACTTATATTTATTTTGTCTCTTACTGAATCTTGTGTACCACTGTATGTCCCACTCTTCCTCTACGTGAACATTTCTCGTATTTTTTATACCTATCTGATCAAATTGTCTTTTTACAACCCTTTCATTTTGATCACCGTTAAGCCATAAGACCTTACCTTTTGGAACTTGTACCGTATCTCCATAAACTTCAAAAGGAATACCATCCACTATGTGCTTAACAATAGTCATACACATAGCTGTTTTACCTGTTCCACCATCAGCGTGTACTAAGAGTGTCCAAGGTTTAGGAAGTAGGCCAGGTATCGTGTACTCAAGAGGGCTATCATCTAGATCATCTATACATTTAACCTTGTTACTTTTAGTCCTTTCAAACATTTCATGGGCCTCTGCCAGTTCTTCTATATCAGCAGCACTTCTATGTTTACTTTCAATGGCTAATTTATGTAGTGCCTGTGTTCTATAAGCAGGATTCTCATTTACTGGATCGTTATCTATCTCTATATAACTTTTAATAACATCCGGACCATCAGGAATCTCTTCCTTAAATTTAAGAGGAATAGCAGAAACTTCCTCTACTAATTTATCTAAACCGTTCTGCTTTAATCTCTTTCTATCTGGGTCTTTTTCATCCGCAAGTCTTATCAAACTACCCATATTTAATCTAGTTCCATCGTTCCTCCATGTCCTATACCATCTGTCAGCACAAGGATCTTCCCCGTTTTCCCATATATATTTATAATCTGGATCGTTCTTAGACCACTCCCTCCAAAGATCTAAACCTTCGTTTCCGTTTAACTCATTATTAATCATCGCCCCTATCTCCCACCAATAATCTTCTTGCTCTGGTCCCTTATATCCAATAACACTTAAACAACTAGATATAATTGCAATCTTTTCCTCTTTACTTCTCTTAGACCACCTGTTATCTACATACTTAACATCAACCTCAGTATGTTTCTTCCTGTATTGCTCTTTCATACGAGCAATCAACCAATCAGGAGCAACTGGAACGTTATTTAAGTCTCCCTTAATTTCGTAACTACCTTCTCCTGAGTAGTAGTCACCAGCAATAACACCCTGACCACCCCATAAAACTTCCCAACCTTCATTCTCCGCAGCAGTATGACTAAGAGATTCGACCTCTAACCAATGTTCCTCTGGAACGGTGAATAAGTATTTAGCAGCGTTTTTCTTAGGTGACGTAACAACAGGAGCCTGATCTAAATCTTTACCCCACTTCTTCTTTATCGCACCTAAGTTTCTATCAACATCAAAAATTACTAATCCGTCTGACTTAACTCCAGTAAATACACCAATAGCTTTAAACTTCTCTGGCTCTTTTTCAATCATTAATGCAGACTCTTCTACATTAAGGTTCAATTTCCAAGCCTTGCCTAAAGGTGACTTACCACCAGCAAAAGTATCTGGATCGTTTTCATGCTTCTTAGGTAGTAGAACACCCTTCGCATATATCGGACAAGTAGACCAATTTAACGGAATATTAGGGATGAAATTTGTACTACTCATGTGCTACTATACCTTTGTAAAGTTTAATTTTTAACCCTGTCAGGTATAGCCAACCTGAGAGGGTTTTTTCATTCTAACCCATAGACAAACAAATGTCCATGTGCTACTGTAATAGAGCAATTAGGCAACTACGCCACTCTAAAACATGCCACTCATTTCCAAACGTCTTCGTGACTCATCATCCACAGGCAACTCAAGCTATTTAAAACCATCCGACATCAAAGATGGGGATAGTTTACGTTTCTCTTTGTTATCTGAAGACGGACTAGACTATTACCTATTTTGGGTACAAGAAGTATCAGGATCAGGAAGAAAGCCTATTCGTTGTGAAAACGATCCTTCTCCCGAAGATATTGATTCACTTCTAGAGCAAGCTCAAGAAAGATGGGGCAAGGAATACCAACGCCCTGTGAATAAAGATGGAACAGGTAGTGATCCTATAAAAATGGCCTCTTCTGTACCTGTTTACAACTTTGAAAAACAGTGCGTCCAAGTACTTGAATGGAGTCAATCAACTATCACTCAAGCACTAGATGAGATAAGTCAGATGGAAGACTATAAAGACTGTATGACTGAAATTGATCTAGTCATAAAGAGAACAGGACAAGGTAAAGAAACTAGATACAGCGTTAATGCTGTCCCTAGAAAGAAAGGTGCTACAGCTTCCATTGAGCTTGCATGGAAAGAAACCCAAGAAAAAGGTTTCGATATAAGACGCTTGCTAGATGGGGGAGACCCTTTTAAAGCAGCAGCTTAAATAAACAAGGGGTCGCACAGACCCCTTTCTTTTTTAGTCCTTTTGATATATATTAATTATGGGAACGTGTATTTACTCACCATTAATGGGAACGCTAGACAAACAGAACGCTCTAGCCGACCTAAGACACTGGAAACTGGAACGAGATGATACCCAAACTTTATATCCACACAGGATATATCGAGATGCTAAGAAAAATGTATATCATTCAGTAACCCATATCCTTAGTCAAACCGCACCCCAAGAGAAAAAAGATGCACTGGAACGTTGGTTACAAAGACCCAACAGTTACACCGAAAGGGACATTGCTTGCAAACGTGGAGAACTTGCACACTCACATGCAGAATACCTTCTCAAAACTGGTGCGAAGCTTTCAAGAAACGCTGGCAACAACCGAGGAGTCTGGAAGACTGGATCGGACGGACTTGAACGGTGCCCTAGCAAAGTTACAAAGTGGGCACTCGAAAAGGCAGCAGAAAACGCCCCTAAAGTTGGTTTCTCAGCCAGTGGCTACGCCCGAGGCTTACGGTCTTTCATCCTGGAACGTGTAACGGCAATCCACGCATCCGAATTTAGCGTCTACAACGAACAACACGGCTACGCAGGAACAGCAGACGCCCTAATAGATATAGACGGAGACGGCCCATTCATAGCCGACTGGAAGACTGCAAAAGATACACGTAGCGAATCCATCATTGACCAATTTTGCTGCCAACTTGGAGCGTACAGCCTAGCTTTAAAATCCCTAATAGGACTCCGCCCTAAGAAAGGAGCAGTAATCATCGCTAGACGTAGCGGTGCCCCACAAATAAAAATCCTCAGCGAACTCGAATTAAGAGCCGCTGAGGTATGGTTCCTGGAACGTAACGAACAGTACCAGCAGTCTTTACAAAAGTCAGTCAGTCATATTTAAGACCTTTACATATATAGAACCTCATCAACGTAGTTTTATTAGTACCTAACTCTTTAGCTTTCTTTTCTAACAAATCAATTACTTTTAAAGGTAGTCTAGTACCCACTGTTTTCATAGCAGTGGATTCTTTTTGCTCAATAAAAGTAACTCCATCAATAGTAATTTTATTCATAGCCCATCATGCCACTTAGTACCAAAAGCAGACATCATGTCATCATCTGATGGCTCGTCATCTTCTGGCTCATCTTTCTGATTCCAAAAAGAGTTATTAAACAAGTCATTTTCAGCTTGCCTAAAAATCTCAGAATCCGTATAACGTCTAGTACTCATTTTTCTCACTCCAATTAAGTTGTTCTTTGATGGAACGTCCATCATCAGCCAAGTCGATAAGAATCTTTTTAAAATCCTCCCAACTTTTATCATCCCCAGAATGTACGCTGTCCCATGTAGCAGCAAAATCTGGACAAAAAGTTTCAATCATGTAGATAACCTTAGGTAGAACTAAGGCATCTTCATAATGAATCCCGCAATAGGGATGTAATGTTTCTGGATCGTTAGACATTTTAGTGACCTATGTAAGGAAAATAATTACGTGGATCGTCACTATTCCCAGCATCTTCAGCATCTAGAACAGTAACCTTTAGTCCACTAATCCCAGAACTTTTTAGTATCTGGGTAATAGATTGTCTTGTGTATGCATGTGTATGCTCTACACGTATTAAAAAATCAGTGTGTTTCATTGGAACGGAACATAATTAAGTGCTTAAATTTGCCTAATAAATTGGCATAATGTTGCTGCGCCTTCATGTATCTTTCTGGTTCTTCCGTAGAATCAATAGAAAGCATAATGTCCTCAGCATCCCTAAGTAGAACTGATGGATGGATCGCTTTATACCCACCCTCAGTTTCTACCTTGTCTGTTCTAAAGTTTTGATAAGCAGCTCTATACCATTCGTAAGAAGTAGTGGAGCTTATTCCGTAATCTTGTTGCAACTCAGTTGTTACATTCCTACGGATATGCTTATCTTTAATTTTTAGATTGTCTAATAGAGCTTGTTCTATAAACTCTATCCCTTCTTGTTTATCCATAATAAAAAAGTCCGTAATTCCCGTAAAAATTACTAAACGCTAATCACGCAATCTCTTACAAGATCTAAACGAATACCTTCTTTATTTAGTGGATCGTCAGTTACTAATAATTTTGATTTGACTAAAAGTTCGATCACTTCTATATCACTGAAAACCGTAATGTTATAAATGTGATCCTCTCTAAGCGCATAAATGTGATTTAGGGTACTGAAATAAAAATCCCTAATATCGCCGCTTTTACAATCCCATTTATCTGGCTCGATATAGGTTAAAAGGATACCTGACCCTTTAACGTGTAACTCATTTTTACCCTTTAGATGGATAAAAATTTTATCGTTTGGTTGAAAACCCATAATAAGAGTGTCCGATAGTGGTGGAACTTCTTTAATGTATCACAGTAGATAGGAGTATCTAGTAGTTTGTTTTGATACTGTAATAAAGTATCAACTGTTTAGAAAAGTATTTTGTGAACAGTAAGGATTAACATCTACATCTTCTATGTGTCCTATGTACTGATTTTTATTTTCATAGTATTCATCTAAATAATCGTTATAGTCTAGACCTTGCTTAAACCAATTTGGATATTTAGAACAGAATTGTTCCCTAGTTAGATAATCCATGATGGAACGTTAGCTAAAATCTATATACCATATTTTAGGCTAAAAAACTCTATTGTATTATTTTACTAACATTTCGATTTTTAGCTTGTCTAATCTACCTTATGCTGTATAGTTATAAATGTAATACATCAGGTCCATCCATGACTTTCATTAACAACGAGAGACACTATCAAACTGAATTAGATACTGTCTATTCAAAATCTAACCCTATTATGGTGGAACGTCAGAATCAAAGTTCTACATTTAGAAGATTAGGTTATCAAAGGCAAGGCAATGAAAGTATTATTGGAGAAACTATTACGGATAATAAGACTAACGAGCAAATCTTCTATGACACAGGTTTAACTTTTGACGTTCATACAGTTCCTTTAGTTGCTGATACTGCTAAATGTGACACTATTCACTCTAATGGTTACATAGATGTCCCTAACGCTAAAGCATTAGTAAATGGTAGAACTGGAACTGTTTTAAGTGCTGTCAGTGGAACGTATCAACCATTAAACAACTCAAGAACTTTAGATATTATTGAGCAAAACAAAGATTTTTTAGATATTGAAAATGTGATTAATGGACAAGGTGGTGCTTTTAGTTTTGTTAGTTGTGCAATGAAGGATAATATCGGAGAAGTATCTCAAGGGGATGCAATTAAAAGAAGGATGATCTTTATTAATAGTTTTAATAATGCTTATTCTTATAAAGTAGTAATTATTGATTTTAGGTTATTTTGTTTCAATCAAATGGGCCGAATAAATAAGTCTAAAAATAAACTTACTATGAAACATTCAAAAAACATTACTAACTGGTCTAAGCATCTACCTGAATATATCGCTCAAAATAGAGATGATTTGCAAGAATCAATCGAACAATTTAAAGCAATGAAAAAAGTTGAATTAAAAGGTACTGAAACCCTTAAAGAGATTTTCCTTCATTCATTACAAGATAAACTCAAAGGTCAGATTACAGATAAGCAAACTAAGGAAAAAAGAAATAAAACTATTAATGATATTGATAAAGAGTGGAATGAAGTAAAAAATAATTACTATAGAGATAATGACTTTTCTTTATATGGTGCGTTAAATGCTATTACCTACCAACAGACACACAGTGAAGGTAGAATATTAGATGAGAATAAAAACGCTATGAATAGATACCAGTCTTTAATCGCGGGCCCCTGCGGTAATCGAATAGATATAGCTAGAGAAAAGTGCTTACAACTTACTAGATAAATACATTAATTAGCTGATAATCTGTGAGGGACTTGTAAATAGTCCCTTTTTTAATGTTGATTATCCTGTCTAGTATGCTACAATAGATTTAAATTCACCCAAAATTTTAAAATGCCTTTTCAAACTGTAGAAACTGGTTTTACTTCTAAAACTTCTTTTGTAACTGCTAGATCAATTTTGATCAAAAAATTAGATATGTATAAAGAAATTTTAGATGAAGTTACAAGAGCTTATGAAATTTTAAAAACTTATGAAGGCAAAAAGCTAGGTAAAAAGACTAGAGAAAAGATTAATGATGATTTTTATAATAACGGATTGGGCTGTTATTTTGCTAATGTTGATGATGCTTTTGTCTGGTACGTTAGGAACGATAATCATGTGAGAAACTTTGGAAGTAAGCATGATTGGCAACTAACAATTTATAAAGATATGCATGAAGCTTCACCAAAGGTAAACAGCGAAAAGATTATTAATGATAATAAAGGTTATTTTGTAGAGTTTAAAAAACAGATTGAAGATATAGAGAAAAATCTTTCTAGTGATGCGCCAGAGCGATTAGATGATTTACACAAAGATCTAGACACTAGAAAAAAGAATTTAGAGAAGGTGTCAAAGAGTTTAAATTTAGATACTTATTCAACTTTTTATTGGTCTTAAAAATGTTTATTTTAATTTGTATTGTATGACATAGAGATCATTAACTACAAATAGAATATAGATTTTAAGGGACTTTTTACAGTCCCTTTTTTACTTGCGTGTCTGTTCTACTGTGTTACAATAGATATGTAATTCACCCACAATTTCAAATGATCAACAAACTTTGCAAGTCTTTACCTGATGGATCTTTTCTAGTATTTGCAAAACATTATAGAGACAATTACAACAAAGTAAAATTTATTGCTAACTTCTCAGCCTGTGCAGATATGGAAAAGTCTATTGATAAGTGGTTAACTGCTTGTTTATCAAGTGACCTTTGGGGTATTGAATATTCCAAAATTAGAGAATCTGAAGTCACTGTAATACTTTCTTTTTAGGTCTTTAACCGTACTATTTCTATAACTTACTAACTATGAATCACATTAGAACGCACAAAAGGCAAGCCACAGACAGAAAAGAGAAGATTATGCTGTCTAGTATGGTATTTTTATCTGCTTTATTCTTTGGCGTTTGTTCCTGGTCTTTCTATATCGAAGATCAGCAACACTTGGAACGATGCTTACAAAGAGAATCTTCAAGTTATTGCTATAAAACTATCTACGGTTAATTAACTACTAAAAATTTTTCTATCCCCTATCCCACGTAGGGGATTTTTTATTGTCTGCAATTATTTTTACTAAACTACTACACTACTTCGACGTCGCCTTCTTTAATAGCAATGCCTATATGATATTGTAGTTGTAGAAAACTACAGTAGCTATGTCGTTACTGTACTACATAACTACAGTAGAGTAGACATGGGGGGTATGTCTCGAAAATGTTGGCAACTTTTTCATGAGCCCCAGGACTTAAATTTATTTTGGTGAATAATACTCTCCTGTACTACATACATATACTACACTAACGATCCATATCTGTCAATATTCTTTGAATTAATTTGTCTTTCGATAAATGAGTTCTAGTTCCTGCAAGGACTCCCAGTTGTTTACACGTTAAGTACCTCAGAAATTTGTAGTATCCTTGTAGGGGGGCAGGGGAGCGATAAACAAAAGGCCTGCCCAATAGGTCCAAAAATTTACGAATCAACTTTAGGCTCTACCTGAATAGATAACTGTGGAGCATTGATATTTACGTTTTCCACACTTTCCCCAATTACTCTCCCCAACGAATCCAACACCTGAGCAGCAGTCTGTAACTGTCCTTTCCTTACAGCCTTTTCAAACAATCTGATCCTCATCGCTTGTAATCTAGGCAACAAATTCTCCCTATCAGTCTCCCAATCCTCATTATTCCATTGCTTCACTTTTTTCCAGTCAGCCCATGCAGTATCCCGACCAATACCCTCCTTAGCCGCATGATCCAAAACCAACTGCCTAACAGTCAGCCCTTCCAACTGCCTCCTATACAACTTCTGCCTCCTAGCCTCAACAATAGCATCCGTCCTCCTACCAACAGGCTCATTTTCTTTCCCTGGAACGCAAAACTGCCCGTTTTTATTACGAATAACAGAATCAGTCACGGACTAATCCAATAACAATATTTAAATGATAACGTCAAATCTGCAATTTAGTCCAATCTATAAGTGTATTAACCAACCAAAACTGCTACTCTGTACTACATGACTACAAAAACGATACCTTTAAGTTTACGTTGGGCACAGGGAGAAGTATTCAACAGCGAGAGTAGATTCCGTGTCCTAGTCGCAGGAAGACGCTTCGGAAAATCATACCTTTCCTGCATCGAACTTCTAAAGGCAGCCATATCCAGACCAGGCGAAACCTATTTTTATTGCGCTCCGACTTACCGCATGGCAAAGGACATCGCCTGGAAAGAAATAAAACGCTTAATCCCAAACGAATGGATCAAAAATAAAAACGAAAGCGATCTAAAAATAGAACTCATTAACGACTCCACCATCGAATTGAAGGGAACCGAAAACGCAATGGCTCTCCGTGGTCGAAGTCTCGCAGGTGTCGTTCTAGACGAAGCAGCCTTCATGGATTCTGAAGTGTGGTTCGAAGTGATCCGTCCCGCCCTAGCCGACAAACAAGGCTGGACCCTCTTCATCTCCACCCCCGATGGAACAGCAAGCTGGTTCTATGACTTATGGTGTTACGTCCCAGAAGATGAAACGGGGGATTGGAAAAGATGGAGCTTCACAACAATCGAAGGAGGCAACGTACCAGCAGATGAAGTTCAAGCTGCCCGTGCCCAACTAGACGAACGTACATTCCGCCAAGAATTTGAAGCCAGCTTCGAGAACCTAACTGGTTTAGTTGCAGTTAGTTTCGGAGATGAAAATATTTCAACAGATGCGAAGGACATAAAAGTGATGCCAGTACTTTTGGGCGTTGACTTTAACGTAGATCCAATGTCAGGAATATGTGCTGTTAAAGATGGGGATAACCTTTACGTGTTTGACGAAATCGTACTCACAGGTGGGGCAACCACATGGGACTTTGCCGAAGAAGTCACCCGCAGATACGGCGTGGATCGTAGAGTAATAGCATGTCCTGACCCTACAGGAGGAGCGAGGAAGACAAGTGGAGTTGGTGCGACTGATCATAGTATTTTAAGGAGGAGTGGATTTAATGTTTCAAGTCCGAGAGCACCGTGGAAGATAAGGGATAAGATTACTGCTGTTAATA